ATTTCGGTTAATTTACCCGAAAAACCCACAAAACTGGCTAATGACTACGAATCACAACAAAACGGACATACAAATGAAACAGAACTGATTGAGCCTGTATCAAAGACTTTGGGGGCTGGACTTATCGGTAGTCCCACACCCAGGGTTTTTTCAAGTCCAGTAGAAGGTGCAACCAGTCGGGCACCTGAAGTTATAGCATTTGCAGAATCCATCGGATATAAATTAATGCCCTGGCAAATCAACGCACTGCACGATATGTTGCTGGTCAAAGATGGCAAGTTCATAGGAAAAACTGTCGCATTGTGTGTTTCGAGACAAAACGGCAAAACTGAACTTGCTAAATTGAGGATACTTGCAGGCATCTATCTTTTTGGTGAGAAGTCAATCGGGATGATGTCATCCAATCGCAATATGGCGGTCAATACATTTAGGCAGATCCATTACTTAATCCAAGATACACCGGCATTACTTGAGTTATGGGAGAAGACTTACAGCACTAATGGCAATGAGCGGATCAGGTTTAAAAATGGTGCTGAAATTATGGTCATCGCGGCCACTTCAGAGGGCGCCAGAGGCTACTCATTTTCATTCATATTCATTGACGAATTGCGGGATATAAAACCCGAAGCCTGGGATGCCGCGTTGTACACAACACAGGCAAAAAGTGAATCTCAGATTTTATGCGTGTCTAATGCAGGGGATAAGAGCAGCACGGTGCTAAATGCTTTGCGCGATAAGGGCCTTGAGGATAAGACACCTTCATTGAGATGGCTTGAATGGAGTGCTCATCCATCGCTAAAGATTACAGATCCAAAAGCCTGGGCACAGGCCAACCCTGCATTAGGTCACACAATCACGGCTGAAATACTTGAGCATCGTATTCTTACTGGTGAACCCAATCAAGTGCGTACAGAAATGCTTACGCAATGGGTACAGAATTTGGCGAGTCCCTGGCCCATCAATGCCTGGATGGATAACAAAGTGGAGAATATGGTGTTTGAGCCTGGTGCATCTACATTTTTTGCAATGGATATATCGCCAAGCCGACGGCACGCTGCTCTGGTGGCAGGTCAGTTAAATGGCGATAAGGTCAAACTCAAATGCCTACAAACTTGGAATGCGCAATCCAGTATTGACGATTTGAGAATGGCCAGCGAAATCAATGAGCATATTAAACGGTTTAAACCAAAAATGTTGTTGTTTGATCGGTACACCAGCGCGGGAGTAGCAGCGCGGTTGGCACATACTGGTGTCTTGGTGACTGAGATTTCAGGCCAATTATTTGCCAGTGCGTGCGATGAGATGCTTGCAGCGATGAGCCATAATCGGATTGAGCACTCAGATCAATATGAATTAAGCGAATCTGTGAACTCTTGTGCTATGCGAACCACTGATTCAGGTTGGCGAATTGTGCGAAGAAAATCAGCAGGCGGGGAAGTGGCAGCAGCCATTGCAAGCGCAATGGTTATCTGGTATGCCAACAAACCGCAGGCAGTTGCCGCTATTTATGTCAATTAGACACGCCGAGAGCGTTAAAGGTTATTTTGTCCGGATTTGTCGTACACTGATGCTATGGGGTTAATGTCTGCACTGCGCTTGGTTGAAAGTGCAATCCCCGAAAGCAAACCAACTATTCAAGCACAATACGCCCCACCAGTTATGGATGGCTATAGTCCTTATTCTTATTTGAATCCTGCCGTGTTTGTTTCACGCACTGAAGCACTGGCCGTTCCCAGTGTTTCGCGCTGCCATTCACTTATTACTGGTGTTGTTGGCAGTTTGCCTTTATGTCTATTCAAAAAAAACACAGGCCAAGAATTAGAATCACCAATTTGGTTGCAACAACCAGATTACCGGCAACCGCGTGCAGTTACGATTGCAGCAACGGTTTCTGATTTATTGATGCACGGTGTTGCGTTTTGGGAAGTAACCCAGACTTTTGCCGATAGTGGCAGGCCGTCAGGTTTTGCTTGGGTTTCATTTGATCGCGTAATACAAACACTCAATGCAACAAATACTTTGGTTATTGGTTACACAGTTGATGGTCAAGGAGGATTGCGACCACAAAACGGCTTGGGAAGTATCGTTACATTTCAAGCACTTGACTCTTTGGGGATATTGGGCCGAGGTGGTCGCACTATCAAAGCCGCGTTAGATTTAGAAAAAGCAAGTGCAATTGCAGCAAGTACGCCAATGCCTTCAGGTTATATTCAAAACAGTGGTGCAGATTTGCCAGAGGAACAGATTACTGGACTTCTTGGCGCGTGGAAGTTGGCAAGACAACAGAGAAGCACGGCTTACCTTTCAAGCACTCTCAGATTTGAGCCAACTAACTTCTCCCCTAAAGATATGATGTACAACGAAGCAAAACAAGCGTTGGCAACTGAAATAAGCAGATTGTGCAATGTGCCTGCTTGGTATTTGTCTGCTGATCTAAATAACTCAATGACTTACTCAAATGTTGTTGATGAGCGCAGACAATTTGTTGATTACACATTGCGCCCATTTATCTCAGCAATTGAACAACGCCTGTCAATGGATGATCTCACAGCGCGTGGCAATGAAGTGCGCTTTGAGTTGGATGAAACCTTTTTGCGGTCAGATGCAATGACACGCTTAGCAGTAATTGAAAAAATGTTGCAACTTAATTTGATCACACTAGATCAAGCAAAAGAAATGGAAGATCTCACACCGAATGGAGCAGGCAGTGGACCAACAGCCCTTACACCTGACCTTTAATACAACCGTTGAATCAAGCGATGCACAACGCAGAATTATTGCGGGCAAGATTGTGCCATTTGGCGAAATCGGCAACACAAGTGCCGGTCAAGTTGTATTTGAAAAAGGATCTATCAGTTACAACACTGGTGGAAAAATTAAACTTTTACTTGAGCACAATGCAAAAGATCCAATTGGAATGATGCAAAATGCAAGTGAGGATGCCTCAGGCATTTACGCATCCTTTAAAGTTGCACCAACAACCAAAGGCAATGATGCACTTATTGAAGCAACAGAGTTGCGCGATGGTTTAAGTGTTGGAGTAATTGTTGATGCAGCAGAACCACGCAACGGCATCCTTTATGTTACAAAGGCAAGCCTGAAAGAAGTAAGTTTGGTACAGGCAGCGGCCTTCGCCAGCGCCGCCGTTCAATCGGTGGCCGCCAGTGAAGCAACACCTGAACCAGTAGAGGAAACACAAACCCAACCAACCGAAAGTGAGGCCAGCGTGGAAAACGCTACCCCAGCACCCGAGGTAGAAGCCGCGCAAACGGTGGAAGCCTCACAACCAAAATACACACCAATTGCACACACTTCACCCCGTAGCCCAATTTTGACGGGTGGAAATTATCTTGAGCATTCAATCCGCGCAAAACTTGGCAACGAGGATTCCCGTCAATGGGTTTTAGCGGCTGATGATTCCTTCACAACAAACCCAGCATTTTCACCAGTAAGTTATGTACGCGATGTTGCGCAAAATACAAACGCTGATCGCCCAGTTATTGAAGCGTGCGGTGGAACTCGCCCGCTTAATAGTTACGGAATGACGGTAAGTATTCCGAAGATAACTGCAAATTCTACGGCCGCGACTGTGGCCGAGGGAGGCGACCCAACCGGAACAACGGCAATCACTTCCGCTTATATCAACGCAACTGTTATTAAAAAAATGGGATTCCAACGCTACAGCGTTGAGTTGCTTGACCGCAGCGATCCCAGTTTTTATGAAATTATGCTCAAGAACCTTAGAGATGCGTATGCTCAGGCAACTGATGCTTATGTAATTGCACAAATTACTGCTGGCGGTACACAAGCAACTGCAACAGCCGCAGATTCAGCCGGTATTATTTCATTCGTATCAACTGAATCTCCTGCCGCTTATACCGCAACAAAGCGCACCGCAACCGCATTTGCATCTGGAACATCCATTTGGAGTCTTTTAATGGGCGCAACAGATACAACAGGGCGACCAATTTACAATGCCGGAAATCCTATGAATAATGCCGGATCTGCAATTCCGACAAGTGTTCGCGGAAATGTCCTCGGCTTGGATTATTATGTTGATCCAAATATGGTTGCAACTTCAATTGATGAGTCTGCATTTATTATTGAGCCAAACTCAATTGAAATCTTTGAGAGCCCTGCTCTTACACTTTCTACAAATGTACCAACCACAGGTGAAATTGAATTGGCACTTTACGGCTACATTGCCGCAGGTGTCACATTCGCAGGCGGACTTCGCCGTTTCAATCTAACCTGATCTAAACCCTAGACCGGCCGCCCCTTGCCCCTAGTCCGGCAGGGGGTTGGCCTCTAAACTGAAAGGAGCAACCAATGGCCGCCACTTATGTGACGATGGCTGAACTTCGCACAAATCTTGGCATTGGCACGCTCTATTCAGATTCAGTGGTTGAGGAAGTTTGCCAAAGTGCCCAAGATATTATTGATTCATATCTTTGGTATAACCAAGCACTTGTTTATTCAACTGCACTTAATAACAACATTGCAACAATTACAACAACACAGCCTCACGGATTTGTTACCGGCCAAAGCGTAACAATTACTAAATCAGACACAGCAACATTTAATGGCACTTACACAATAACGGGCTACACAGAGTTCACTTTTACTTATGCAAGAACAGCAAGCAATCAAACAACACATTTGGTGCGACCTTATGGGCTAGTTAAAGGGCCAAATCACAGCACCGCTTATGCAAGCGTTGCAGCAGTGCGTGAAGCCTCAATGATGATTGCAGTGGACATTTGGCAAGCACGGCAAGCACCAAGCGGTCAAGGTGCAAGCATTGACGGCTTTGTGCCTTCACCATTTAAGATGGGCAACACCTTAATTGCTCGTGTGCGTGGCCTTCTTGCCCCGTATATGGCTCCAACCTCAATGGTCGGATAATGCCAACCGCAATAACCACCCTGCGCACAACATTGGCAACCACTTTGGCCAATCCTGGCGTTTGGTCAACCTTTGCTTTCCCAAGCCCAGCACCCATTGCCAACTCTGTAACGGTGATGCCGGATGATCCTTACTTGGTTCCAAACAATCAAACAAGATCTAGCATCCAACCATTTGCACGATTTAAAATTATGATAATTGTGCCTGCCCTAGACAATCAGGGCAATTTAAATAGCATTGAAACTTTTGCAGTTGCCGTGTACACCAAACTTGCAGCAGCCTCATATGCTTTAAACATCACAGGATTTAGTGCACCCACAATTTTAAACCTTGCAACCAGTGATCTTTTAACAATAGATTGTTCAATTGAAGTACTAACGGATTGGTCTTAGAAATGAATTACAAAGTTTTAGCAGGCATCGTAGGCGGCAAACCAGCCGGTTCAACCATCAATGATGCAGACTTAGATGCAAACACTAACATTGAAGCACTCATAAAGGGTGGGTCAATCAAACCGATAACCGAAAAACCAAAGAAAGATGAGGCAAGCGAATAATGGCAACAACAACCTTCTTAAACAACACTTTGGTTGTGACGCTTAACTCGGTTGATGTAAGCGACCAAGTTACAGCAGCAACAATCAATCAAACCTTTGACGAGTTGGAAACCACTACAATGGGCGGCAACGGCTCTCACACCTTTGTTAAAGGTTTAGAATCTAGTACCGTAACCTTAGATTTTTTAAACTCTTACGCAGCCAGTGAAGTTGCAACAACTTTACAATCTGCATACGGCACAACCGTTGCCTTAACTATTAAGCCAACAAGTGCAGCAATAAGTGCAACGAACCCAGAATTTCAAACAACGATTTTGGTAAACAACCTTACCCCTGTTTCAGGTAGTGTTGGCGATCTAAGCACTCAATCAATTACTTTTACCTGCAACTCACCAATTGTTGTAGACACAACCGCGTAACAACTAACCTGAAGGGCTAGGCAATGGCTAAGTTAAAAATCACACGTAGTACTGGTGAAGTTCAAGAGTTTGAAATTACACCAATAATTGAATACGCGTTTGAAGTAAACAAGAAAAAAGGAATTCACAAGGCGTTTGCTGAAGATCAAATGCAGAGTGATGTGTATTGGTTATGTTGGGAAGCCATCCGGCGATCCGGCGAATCAGTGCCGATGTTTGGTGAGAAGTTTCTTGAAACGCTAAAGTCTGTAGAGGTATTAGATAGCGACCCTTTAGGGGATTGAGTGGCAAAGATTCACTCACCTATTTGGTCGCAAATCTAAGTTGTGAAACTGGGATTTCACCCAGTGAGTTTATTGGGATGGATCCCGTAATGCTCAAAATGATGATTAGAGTGCTAGAAGAAAGGGCAAAGGCAATCAAGGATGGCAACCGAAAAAGAAGTGGTCGGACTTGA